CACTGAATCAAATCAAAGTCCTTCCCTATCGTGACAAGAATGATTGGGTATTAGAACAAAAGTATAATATCGGTAAGAAAGGGAAGGAAGAAGAATCTAAATAAGTCTGAGTCTTTCGTGCAGACTCTACGAATGTCGGAATACCCGTGACCCCTTGACAGGGGTCTTTTTTTTCGTTATAATAGTGTATAAATAATTTCAATCGTGAAAGTCGTGAAAACTCGCACTTGTTCTAAGTGTGGTGTAGAGCATCCACTAACTGAAGAGTTTTTTGCTAAAAATCAATCCACCAATACTGGTGGTGATAAATATTTTCGTCCCGAGTGCAAGAAGTGTACTAAAAAGGCAGGACAGGGCAAGAGTCAAGCTTATAAACTTGCAGGAAAACCCAAACGTCCGGATTTAGGAACTCCATGTTATAATTGTGGAAGAACTGATAAAAAATTGGTGTTTGATCATGACCACGAAACACTAGAGCATCGTGGATGGTTGTGTGATAACTGCAATCGTAGTATTGGCATGTTGGGCGACAACATCGAATCTCTTCAACGTACCATTAAATATTTGAAAGAGGGCAACTTACATGCTTGAGCTATATTGTGGTGATTGCTTGGTAGAAATGAATAAAGTCGCAGATGGATCGGTTGATCTGATCCTCTGTGATTTGCCTTACGGTACTACAGATCGTAAAGGTATTTCAGATAAAGGTGATAACAGGGTTCTGTCCTGGGATGTTATTATTCCACTTGATAAATTGTGGGAACAGTATAGGAGAGTATTGAAACCATCAGGTGCTGTAGTGCTAACAGCAGATCAACCATTCACCAGTCAATTAGTTCTCAGTAACTTGGAATGGTTCAAATATGAGTGGATCTGGAAAAAGAAAAAAACAACTGGTTTTCTACATGCTAATGCAAGACCTATGAAACAAACTGAAGATATTTTGGTTTTTTCTTCTATGGGAGCTAGTGGTGGTTCTGTTAAAGTAAATAAGAACATGACATACAATCCGCAGGGATTAATTGAGAAGAAAGTTAAGAGAAAAAATAATGCAAGTCGTCTAGGAAAGTTTTTACATCAACCAGAACATATGGGTGCAAATAACAAACTTTTGCATGAAACTGAGTATGAACAAAAGTGGACAAATTATCCTTCTGAGATAATTGAATTTGAACTAGACCGTAATGTAATTCACCCAACACAAAAACCTGTTGCGTTGATGGAGTATCTTATCAAAACATATAGTAATGAAGGCGAAACTATTCTGGATAATTGTATGGGGTCAGGCACAACTGGTGTTGCGGCAGTAAAATGTAATCGTAGTTTCATAGGAATTGAGATGAATCAAGATTATTTTAGAAAAGCATCGGAAAGAATTAATGATGTGACAGTTACAAGTGAAGTAAGTCTTCAAGAATTTTTTGGTTGATAACCGAATAAAAAAGTAGGGGTAACAACACCCCCTTTTTTATGATTTCTGTTATAATTAGTATGTAAGAGGTTCGGGTTCTACGGAACCCCTTCTTACGCCAAAGATGCCTTCGGGGTCTTTACTTACAAACTCGCTTACTAAGGAGAACTATGTCTACACTAGCAAGGTACAATGTTGCCAATATCGACCAACTGGTTGATAGAATCGCAAGAAATAGTATTGGAATGGAAGACTACTTCAATCGTGTCTTCACTCATGAAACAAACAATTACCCACCATACAATCTAGTCGCTGTAACTGAAGATGAGTTCAAACTAGAGATTGCATTGGCTGGTTTTGCTGAGACCGATGTGAAGGTCTTCACAGAACGTGGTAAACTGGTCATTGAGGGAGCTAAGTCCACTGACACACCAGAGGACGCATACGTCCATCGTGGACTCGCACAGAGGTCTTTCACAAGGGCTTGGACCATCGCTGACGATACCGAGGTCAAGTCTGTTGAATTTGTGAATGGTCTCCTCACTGTCACCCTGGGTAGAATTGTCCCAGAGAAACACCAGAAGAAGTTCTGGTATGGTTCAGACGAGACCGATAAATAATCCATATCGTCGCCGCTGGGGTTCAATGGCCAAATCCATTGACACCCCTCTTTTTTTATGCTATACTTTAATCGATAGAGAACTACCTATGCCCAAGAAAGTAAAGAAAGATAGTAAAGGTCGTGAGGAAGAGTGGAGTTGGGAAGAGACTCCTGAAACTATTGAAGCATTGAAGAAACTTCATGCAACTAAACGTCTTCATGAAGATATTCGTAAAGCAGAAGCTGAAGCAGCACCTGACTATGGAGTTGGTAAATGACAATTAAACTTGCACTACTGAAGTCTGGCGAAGATGTTATCTCTGACATGGAAGAGATGGTTGCAAATGATCAGGTGGTGGGATATTTCCTTAAATACCCCTGTGTTGCAAAGTTGGTCGGTTCTGATCCTGGATCTGTTGGTCCAACTAAAGAACCATTTAAACTGAGACTCACACCTTGGATGCCATTGAGTAAGGATACAACTATTCCTGTCGTGGCTGATTGGGTCATCAGTATCATGGAACCAATTGATGATTTAAAGCAAACTTACGAAAACGGTATCAAGAACTATGAACAACGTGAAAATTCTGCACCTGACGACGAATCAGATTCTGATCAGTCAGATTGAAGAGGTCACATCAGAACTGGGAGAACCAGATTGTAAACTGATTGAACCATTTATCATTTGTGATGATGGGACTCTGTCCCCATGGTTGTTGGACTACACTAATCAGAATGATTTCATGATTAGTTCCGATAAATTGTTGACTATTGCTGACCCCAATAGTCTATTGAAAACGAAGTATGAGGAATTATTGAAGTGAGGTTTTATACCAACGTCCAGATGATTGGTAACAACTTTCTTGTCCGTGGATATGAAGACGGACGGAAGGTGATGTTTCAAGAAAAGTATAACCCTACTCTCTTTGTTAAATCGAGAAAGGAAACAAAGTGGAAAACACTTGAGGGTGAATATGTTGAACCTATTAAACCTGGGTTGGTAAGAGAGTGTAGAGACTTCATCAAAAAGTATGATGGTGTAGAGGGATTCAAGGTCTACGGTAACGAGAGATACCAGTATCAGTATATCTCTGACAAGTATCCTGAAGAAGAGATCAAGTTCGATATCAACAAAGTCGGACTGGTCACGATGGATATTGAGGTTCAGTCTGAGGAAGGGTTCCCCGATCCTGAATCATGTTCTGAAGAGATGTTGTCCATCTCGATTCAGGACTATGCGACCAAACAGATTACCACCTGGGGTCGTCACCCCTATACTCCCACACAGAAGAATGTAACTTATCACTATCACAGTGATGAGGTTGCGATGCTTGAGTCTTTCTTGTATTGGTGGGAACAGAATACTCCTGATGTGATTACTGGTTGGAATGTTCGTCTTTACGATATTCCTTATCTTTGTGGTCGTATCTCACGGATCATGAGTGAGAAGAAGATGAAACAACTCTCACCGTGGAAGATGGTAGACCATGAGATGATTGGTATCTCTGGTCGTGAATACAATGTCTATTCAATCGTTGGTGTCACTACACTTGACTATCTGGAACTCTATAAGAAGTTCACCTATGTGAATCGTGAGTCCTATCGACTGGACTTTATTGGTGAGGTCGAACTGGGACAGAAGAAACTGGACCACAGTGAGTTTGACACCTTCAAAGATTTCTACAAAGGAAACTGGAAGAAGTTCATTGATTACAACATCAAGGACGTGGAACTTGTTGACCGTCTGGAAGACAAGATGAAACTGATTGAGTTGGTCATCACCATGGCATTTGACGCCAAGGTAAACTTCATTGACCCTATGGCTCAGGTCCGTATGTGGGATACGATTATCTACAACTATCTCAAGAAGAGAAACATTGTCATCCCACCCAAGAACAGGTCTGAGAAGAGTGACAAGTTTGCTGGAGCATATGTCAAGGAACCTAAACCAGGTGTCTATGAGTATGTTGTATCCTTTGACTTGAACTCTCTGTATCCTCACCTGATGATGCAGTATAATATCTCTCCTGAAACACTTATGGATGAGAAACATCCTAGTGTCACAGTGGATAAGATTCTGGATGAGAAACTCAACTTTGAACTTTACAGTGACTATGCCGTCTGTGCTAACGGGGCTATGTTTCGTAAAGATACCAAGGGTTTCCTACCTGAATTGATGGAGAAGATGTATGCTGATCGTAAGGTCTTCAAGAAGAAGATGTTGAAGTCTAAACAACAACTGGTGGACATCGAAGCTGAAATGAAACGACGAGGTATCAAGTAATGGGATATTTGATTGGTGGAGCTGGTGAAGGTCCTGACAAGGAAATAACAGCATCCTTTGACAATCCGTTTGCAAAATTGTCTGATAGTGATTTAATACGGTTGAGAAATCAGACAGAGAAGGATGTCGCGAAGTTCAACAATTTCCAGATGGCTCGTAAGATTGCACTCAACTCTGCTTATGGTGCAATCGGTAATCAGTATTTCCGTTACTACAAACTGGCCAATGCGGAAGCGATTACGCTTTCTGGTCAAGTCTCTATCCGTTGGATTGAGAATAAAGTAAACGGTTATCTAAATAGTTTGTTGCAGACAGAAGGTGTTGACTATGTCATCGCATCTGACACTGATTCAATTTATCTTAATTTCGGACCTATTGTTGATAAATTTTTTAGCAATAAGCGCCGCGAAAAGACTGAGATTGTGGGGATCATTGACCAGATCTGCCAGGAAAAACTGGAACCGTTTATCGAGAAGAGCTACCAGGACCTTGCGACGTATGTAAACGCTTACGATCAAAAGATGCAGATGAAGCGAGAGAACATCGCTGATCGTGGCATCTGGACGGCAAAGAAACGATACATCCTCAATGTTTGGGACAGTGAGGGTGTCAGGTATGAGGACCCGAAACTGAAGATCATGGGTATCGAAGCTGTTAAGTCTTCGACACCAGCACCTTGTAGGGACATGATTAAAGGTGCTCTGAAGTTGATGATGAGTGGAACTGAGGAGGATGTTATCAAGTACATTGATGACTGTAGATCCAAGTTTAAAAAGATGTCACCTGAAGAGATTGCTTTCCCTCGTAGTGTTTCTGATGTGAACAAACATAAGAATCATGCGACCATCTATAGTAAAGGGTGTCCAATGCACGTTCGTGGTTGTCTTCTATATAATCACTTGGTGAAGGAAATGAAATTGGAATCCAAGTATTCTTACATCAGTAATGGTGACAAGATTAAATTCATTCTCCTGGCTAAACCAAATCCCATCAGGGAGAATGTGATTTCGTTTGCCTCCGACTTTCCTTATGAATTCGGACTTGGCAAATACATTGATTATGACCTACAATTCAACAAAGCCTTCCTTGATCCCGTTAAGGTAATTCTTGACGCTATCGGTTGGAATGTTGAGAAAACAGTAAACCTAGAACTTTTCTTCGGATAAATGGACCTACCAATCAACGACAAAGAATTGGCCACTATTATAAACGCCCTTAGACTGGGTGGTGACACCTCTTTGTATCAGAAACTGACCAAGATCAAAGAGATTCGTGATGCTAACCCTGGTGGTCCATATAAGAAGATCGCTCGTGAACAATTTGGATTTGTACTCTGATGGATTTTTTAAAAGATATTGTAAAAGAGATTGGAGATGACTACACTAAACTCGCCGCAGACATTGACGAGACTGAAACTTTTGTGGATACAGGTTCGTATATTTTTAACGGACTTGTTTCGGGGTCTATCTTTGGTGGTGTATCTGGGAATAAGATTACTGCCATTGCTGGCGAGTCTAGCACTGGCAAAACTTTCTTTAGCCTGGCAGTCGTCAAGAATTTCCTTGATTCTAATCCTGACGGTTATTGTCTATATTTTGACACTGAAGCCGCTGTCAACAAATCTCTTATCGCAAGTCGTGGGATCGACCTGAACAGACTCGTTGTTGTTAATGTTGTAACAATTGAAGAGTTTAGAACCAAAGCTTTGAAAGCTGTGGATATATATTTGAAAACCCCAGCAGAAGATCGCAAACCATGTATGTTTGTGTTAGACTCTTTGGGGATGCTTTCCACTGAAAAAGAAATCAAGGATGCTCTTGATGACAAACAGGTTCGTGATATGACTAAGTCACAACTTGTTAAAGGTGCTTTTAGGATGCTCACTCTGAAGCTTGGCCAAGCAAACATCCCTATGATTGTTACTAACCACACCTATGATGTCATTGGCGCTTATGTTCCTACAAAAGAAATGGGTGGAGGTAGTGGTCTCAAATATGCTGCGTCTACGATTATCTATCTGTCTAAGAAAAAAGAAAAGGATGGAACAGAAGTTGTCGGAAATCTTATTAAGGCAAAGACTGCTAAGTCGCGTTTAAGTAAGGAAAATAAGGATGTTACTATTCGTCTTTATTATGATGATCGTGGTCTTGATCGCTATTATGGTCTCCTTGAACTTGGAGAAATTGGTGGATTATGGAAAAATGTGGCTGGACGTTATGAGATGAATGGTAAGAAGGTCTATGCTAAGGAAATCTTGAAGAACCCTGACAAATACTTTACTGAAGAAGTTCTACAGAAACTAGATGAAATCGCAAAAGAAGAGTTCTCATATGGTTCGGCAGTATGATGTTCTCCCAGAATCATACTGTAATGAACTAATCAACATCTTTGAGAACTCTTCTCATCAAGAGTTCATCAACGATGACCACAAACCATGTTTTACTCAAGTCAATCTCAATAGAGAAAAAGTTGAGATGGTCCGTGAGATGATTCCCATTATCAAGGGAGTTCGTCAAATGTATCAAGTAGATACAAAATCACGATTCCTACCTGAGATCAAAGCTCTAGAAGAGTTCAGAATCAAAAGATATCTTCCCAATGGAGAAGAGAGATTTGATGAACATGTAGATATCACTGATCATGCCTCTGCTCGTCGAGCAGTGGC